TAGAACGCAAGCCTATGGGTGTCGGGTACCTTGCCGAAGCCATTAATCGTGGATTCAGGGAGAGCAATGCAATCCAATATCAATACGCCTGGATCGTTACGAATATAACATTTGCGCCGGGTGTTCCCGGAAGGCTACTTAAGAGCATGGACAGATACGATGTAATTCATCCCGCCTTTAATAGCGATCATATTCATGAACGCCCGGACGGGTCTGGGGTGGTTAAACCGGTCCCCTTTGTTGAGTTTACTGCAGCAATGGTACGCGCTGAAGTATTTAAAGATTATCCGCTGGATGAAAATTTACCCTATTGGGGTCACGACTTAGACCACGGATACAGGATGTGGCAAAACGGGTATAAGGTAGGGGTGGATCATGGCTGCATAATAGGGCATACGTATATAAGAAATAAAGAATCGCATCCCATTACGGTCCAAAGAAAGCGACTAAGAAAGCTCACGGATTACAAAACCAGATTACACCTTGAAAAAAAATACGGCAAAGAATGGAGAGAAATAATATTTCCGAAAACAGAAAAGCAGATAGGGCGGTTTTACGAACAGGTAAAAAGCAAATGCTTTCTGTGATTGACGTAGTATATGTTTTAGGAAAAGGTTCATTATGGGATAATAATGAATTAAAATACTCCCTACGTGGCGTAGAGAAGCACATATCCGGGACGGGGAATATTTTTATAGTAGGAGACAAACCAGGATGGATAACGAACGTTATTCATATCCCATTCCCGGACAATCACAGATTAAATAAAGAGCGAAACATATTCGACAAGATATGCGCCGCATGCACAGATGACCGTGCAAGCGATGATTTCCTGTTCATGAATGACGATCATTTTGCTCTTGCTGACTTCAATGCCCTGGATTTACCGTATTACCACCGGGAGCCGCTGGACCAATTTGTAAAAGGTAAAACAACAACTTATAAGGTGAGCGCCTATAATACCATGATGGCGCTAAAGAGAAAAGGACACAGTTCGTTAAATTATGACGTTCATACTCCCATTATTTATAACAAAGAAAAGTTTCTGCAGCTCAAGCAATACGACTGGAATATCAGAAATGGGTATATAATTAAGTCACTCTATTGTAATACACATTCAATTCCCGGGCAATTAATTAACGATTGTAAAATACAGGAGCCGTTAACAATAGAGGGTTATCGGCAACGGGTAGAAGGAAGATCGTTCTTTTCTATCGGTGATCCGGCGATAACGCCAACATTTAAACGGTTCATGGATGAACTTTATCCGGATAAGAGTAAATTCGAGTTATGAATAAGTTCGTTGTTTTAAATCACGGAATTGATAGCGACGGGGATATGATAATTCCCTCCGGCATCACATTTAAAAACCCGGTCCCAGTGCTCAGGGATTTCAGTACAAAGCCAGAAGACGTGCTGGGGAATTGCGACCTATCCTATGAAGGAGAAAGCATAGTGGCAAAATCAGATATTTCGGAAAACCTGTATCCGGCCATTGGCTTTCAGATAATCAAATGTCACCAAGATGGAGGTGTCAGGGTTATAGATGAATGTAAAATACATTACGTAGGACTTTCGGATAATCCTAATATTGATCCATCAATTATGCGAATAAATGAACAATAGTTATGAGAGCTGCATTCAGTATGAAATTTTCTAATCAAAACAAGGAATATGCTACCGTGCTATTCCGTTCGGCTTTTTTAAGTCACAAATCCGGATTATTAAAAAAGGGAATTGGTGTGCGAAACGTTAAACTTAAAACGGGATACGATTTAGATGACTTTGTAATGGATTGTTTTACCACCTGTGTATATATGGATGTCGTAAAACTTCCTCGAATCGTAGCTGCATCAAGATTAAGAACCTTTCAATAAAAAACCCCCAGATAAGAATACCAGAGGGAGACATTGTATTTATAATCCAGGCTAAATTATCATATTTATTCAATTACGTTTAAAACTATTTTGTTACGTTTAAATTAACTCATTAAATTTGTAACCATGTCAGATTCCAATTATCATATTGGTATGGTAATTCATACCGAGGCAGACGGCAGACAGATCCTCTGTATACACCCTGAAACCGCGATACCGTGGCTTCAAAAGCTTATAGTAGGAAATAAAGGATGGGCAAGATTCCAAATCAAAAAGAAATCAATTCCCAAAGGGAAAATCACTCACACACTTCAACAAGTAGATATCTCTACCTCTGATATTTACGCCCGCACAACAAAACCAGATTATCCAGAAGAAACAAAAGCTGAAAGCTGGTGAGATGGGGAAACACAAGTATATAGAGACGCCCGAAAAGATGTGGGAGCTTTTTTGTAGTTATAGAACTGCTATAAAAAACAATACCATATTAGTAGATGATTGGGTTGGGTCAAAGGCGATTCGGGTTGAAAGGGAAAGGGAGCGCCCTTTAACAATGGAGGGATTTGAAAATCACTGTTTTGAACTGGGAGAAATAAATGACTTGGGAGATTATTTCGCAAACAAGGATGGACGATATTCAGAATATGCCGCTATCTGTTCGCGTATACGGAATTTTATTCGTCAAGATCAGATAGAGGGAGGTATGGTAGGCATTTACACGCCTTCAATTACTCAGCGCATAAATGGGTTGTCGGAAAAGCAGGAGGTAACCGGAGTTGGTGGCGCTCCAATTAAACTTGTTTTCAATCAATCTCCCGGTTGTGAACCTATAAAAGATGAGCAAGGAGATTAACTGCACGCCGGTATTTTATGCAAATAAAAAGGCATTCGACGCCGGATCGTTCAGAAGAATAATAAACCAGGGATCTACAAGAAGTAGTAAAACATATTCAATAATTCAGTTACTTTGTACTGTAGGTCTTTCAACAAACAAAACGATTTCGGTCGTTTCGCCATCACTCCCACATCTTAAAAAAGGAGCAAGACGCGACTTTTTAGAGATAGCAGAAGATTGGGGATTCTATAAAGAGGATTCATTCAATCGTACAGATCACATCTTCACATTCGACACTGGTGCATACATAGAGTTCTTCGGAGCCGACAATTCAGGTCGTGTTCGCGGGCCAAAAAGGGATGTTCTTTTTGTTAATGAGGGTAACCTGCTTAATAAGGCGGTTTATACACAGCTCGCAATAAGAACATCAGAAACGATATTCGTTGACTTTAACCCGGCCGACGAATACAATTACGTATACGATCTTATTGAGCTACCGAATACAAAATTCATTCATAGTACCTACTTAAACAATAGGGGTAATTTAAGTAAGGAACAGATTGAGGAAATTGAAAGCCTGCAGCACGCAGACGAAAATCTATGGAAGGTATATGGGCTCGGGCTGAGAGGCACAAGCGCCGAAACAATATATACCCATTGGAAATTAGTGGATGAGATGCCATACAGGGGTGAGATTGTTTATGGACAGGATTTTGGGTTTAACAACCCTTCAGCTTTGGTTGAAGTTGAGTTTTACGAGGGCGCTATTTATGTTGATGAGATGTTGTATCAGAGCAAGCTTACAACCAATGATTTGATATCTGTTTATAAGGATATAGGATTCGACCGAAGCGATATAATATACTGCGATAGTGCGGAGCCAAAGACTATTGAGGAGATAACCAGGGCTGGATTTACGGCATTACCCAGCGATAAGGATGTTAGGGAGGGGATAAGAAAAACGAAGTCAATGCCTATGTATATAACCAAGCGTAGCGCTAACCTGCTAAAAGAGATTAAGAGCTACAAATGGAAAAAAGATAAAGAGGATAAGGTTTTGGATGAACCGGTGAAGTTTATGGATCACGCAATGGATGCAATGAGATACGCGGTATTTACGCATCTGAGTATACCACAAAGGAAATTCTATACAGCATGAACCTTCTGTTCTGGAAGAAAAAGGAAATTAAAAAGAGTGAGCCTCCGCAGCAGGAGAAGTCGCACTCTTTCGATTCTTTTAATGAAAATGGACTCATCCCAATAATCAGCAATACGGAAAACAAATACATCAGCGAAGGATACAACAGTAACACTGATGTGTATGCTATCGTCAATAAAGCTGCTCGAAAATTCGCTCAAATTCCGTGGTATGTATATCGTGTCAAGAAAGGGAAGACCAAAGAATTAAAGGAATATGTGCAGTTCAGCCGTAATAACCGCAACCCAGATAGATGGAATGAAACTATCAGCATGCGGCGCAAGGCTATTGACGAAAGTATTGTCGAAAATGATTTATCGCAACTGCTCATAAAGCCTAATCGAAATCAAGGGCAGGATGCATTCTTTGAGCAGTTATATGGCTTTAAATTACTTACTGGTGAAGGTAATATATGGAAAAACCGGGGCGGCTCAAAAAAGGGGCAGCCCCTTGAATTGTTCCTCATTCCCCGTACCCAGCTTGAAATCATAGGTATTCCCAATGATCCCTTCGGCATAGCGGGATGGGGGATACTATTCGGCAGCAGATCAGTTAATGTTTCCGACGAAGATCTGATAATGTGGAAATTCAATTCCTACTGTGATATTGATATTGATAATAAAACACATCTCAGGGGGCAGGCTCCGCTCAAGTCAATGTTTAATGAACTCATGGCAAGCAATGAAGGATCTAAGGCAAGAGTAAAGATGAACAGAAGCCAGGGGGCAAGAGGAATACTTACGGACGAAACGCCCGGGAGTGGTCTTACGCCGGTGCAGATAAGCGACGCTATGCGTGCGGTAAACAACAAAATAAACACCAATGATGTTGCGGGAGCTATAACCATCCTGCAGGGAATATGGAAATATAC